AAAAATCATGAATAAAATTAAAGCCCTAAAAGAAGAGCGTGGACGTTTGCTAGGCGAATTGTCTACCCTACAATCTACCATCGAGCGTGAAGCACGTTCTATGGCTGACACTGAAACTAACCGCTTAAGCGAAATCGAAGCCCGTTTGGGTGCGATTAAAGCAGAGGTTGAAACCCTAGAGAAATTGCAAAACCTTGCAGCTCAGGCAGCAGGCCACAGCGCAAGCCGTAGCGAGGAAAAAGAAAAGTCAAACATGGCTAAAGATTACAGCTTTAAGCGCGCGATGGAAATGGCTATTACTGGCCGTCGTGAAGGCGTTGAGGGTGAATTTTCTGCAATGGGCGGCGAAGAGTTCCAGCGTTCAGGCGTTAGCGTTTCTGCTCACTCTATCAAAATCCCATCTGAAGTATTTAAGCGCGATATGACTGCCACAGGCGGAAGCTCAGGCTCTGAAGGTGGCGTAAATATCCAAACTTCAGTAGGTTCTATTATCGACATTTTGCTACCAAAAACTGTTTTAGCAGGCTTGGGCGTTCAGCGTTTGAGCGGGTTGGTTGGAAACTTGGATTTACCAACTGCTAGCACTTTGCCTTCAGCAGGTTGGAATACTGAAAATGGTTCTGCTACTGAGAAGAGCCCAGCGTTCAGCAAAATCACTTTGAGCCCTAAGCGTTTGGCTGCCTATATTCAGGTATCTAACCAGCTTATGCTTCAATCTAGCAACTCGATTGACGGGTACGTTCGCAACTGGCTATTAAACGCTATGGCCCAATCTTTGGAAACTGCTGCTATTAAAGGCGGTGGTTCTAACGAGCCTACTGGTATTATCGCTAACGCTAACGTAAACGTAACTTTCGCAGGTGGCGCAACTTCTAACAGCACAAACGCTAACGGAGCCGCTCCAGTTTGGGCCGACGTAGTTAACTTGATGAAAGCAGTTGAAAACGCTAACGGTAACGGAGTTGCTTACTTGACTAACCCAACCGTAAAAGCTAAATTGCAAACCACTAGCCGCCAAGCTTCAGGCGTTGAAGGTAACTTTATTTGGCCTGCAGGTGGTACAGACTTGAACGGTTACAATGTTCAAACTACTACCTTGGTTCCTAGCAATTTGTCTAAAGGTAACGCTACTACTTTGTCAGCTTTGATTTTTGGAGACTTCTCTAAAATGGCTGTGGCAAACTGGGGCGGAATGGAGTTAACAGTTGACCCTTATTCTGGTGCTACTGCTGGCTTGACTAACGTAGTTCTTAACGCTTATTTGGATACTGCCCTATTGCAGCCTGCGGCCTTCGCAGTTTGTAAGGACATCGTAGCCTAATAACTTGCCCGCTCGGGGGCTTTAAAGTCCGAGTGCTGTGGGGAGTATTGAGTTGCTCCCCTCGGGCCAAATGTTAGTAAAATTTTTGATTAATCCAACAGGGCACTTTAACCTTAGTTATAACTTGGGCGAAGTGGTAGACATTGAAACAAAACAAGCCGAGTTACTACTTGAGGCTGGAGCTGTTGAAATTGTAGCTACACCTAAGCCGAGTAAAAAGAAACCGACTAACCCAGAGACCGAACTAGACGCCGAATAATGTTTAAAAGTAGAAGATACACAGCCTTTGCAAATGTAGCAACCGACTATTTAAGTTTGGCCGACGCTAAACAGCATTTGCGCGTTACTGCCTCAGACGATGACAGTTATATTGGTGGGCTTATTTCTATGGCCGTAGATACTTGCAGTAACTACTTGGGCTACTCGATTAAGAAGGGTACGGCAAAATACGGCTTTGATAGCTTTACGGGCTCGCCTGCGCTTATCAATCCCGTAAACGGTCTAAATATACCTAGCGGCAATTATCTGCGCGTAAATAGCCGCGTATTGGCTGTAAACTCTGTAAGCTACGTTAATGACAGCCAAGCGGTAACGGCATTTTCTGGGAGCGATTGGATAGTAGCACCTGACCCAATGGGCAACTATACGCGAAATATCTTTATTAATACTGCGCCCGACTCAATTACCGACGATACAATTAAATACATTATTGAAGTATCTGAGGGATTTAATCCAGTTGGAACTAGCGCAGTAGACCCAGATACTATTTTTCCAATGGCAATTAAACACGCCGCTTTGTTATTAGTGGGCCAGTATTACGATAACAGAAATGCGATAGTAGTAGGAACCATACAAGCCAAAATATCTTTAGGCTTTGAGTACTTACTAGACCCTTACAAAATACAAATTATACTATAATGCAAGCGGGCGCAATGGATGTACTAGTTAGTTTGCAGAGTTATGCGGAAACTATTGACACCAATACAGGCGAAAAATTGCAGACGTGGACTCAATACGCAACGGCTTGGGCTCAGCGCGTAGAACAGGAAAACGGAACCGAGCAAGTAAATGCGGACCGCCGCGAGCATAAGCAAATAGTTTATTATACCGTGCGCTATAACTCAGCAATCGGAGTTAAGGACAGAGTAGTTGACGCGGGGCTTAACCATAATATTGTTAACATTGCAAACATAGCGCGCAATTTATATTTGAAGTTGGAAACGGAACTAACAGAGTGAGCAACAAAGTAGAAAATATCGCCGAGGTTATTAACTCATTAAAAGCGATGGGCGTCGAAATAGATAGCCCAGATTTACAGCGTATGCTCAAAGCTCAGGCGTTACCAATAATAAATAGTGCAAAAAACTTAGCGCCTAAAGATAGCGGCGACCTTGCAAAGTCGATAGGATTTATTACTGGCAAGGATAAGGACAACAAGACCAAAGTATTGATAGGATTGCGCAAGGAGTACTATAATAACTATCTAGGCGTAATGTTTGAATATGGCACAGTTGCAAGGATTCAGCAAGATACAGGCCGCTATACTGGCATTATCGAAGCGCGCCCTTTTATGCGCCCTGCATTGGACCAAAACGCGGGCAAGGTAACGGACGGAATTATTAACGGAGTAGATAAAATACTCGCTAAACTAGCAAAAAAAAATAACTTAATATACAAATAAAATGGCAACTACTGGACCAGTAAACGGCACGCTTATAAGCATCTATAAAGATGTGAGCGGCACACTTAAAAAAATCGCTAACGCGACTTCTAACTCCCTCGACATTTCAAAGGACATGATTGATGTAACTTCAAAAGACAGCGCAGGCGCAAAGGAATTTATTGCGGGCGAGTATGGCTACACGCTAAATGTGGAGGCAATCTTTGAAGATGATTCAAGCGTTGGAGCTGGGCAAATTTCGTACAAGGATTTGGTAACAGATTTGTTGGCGGGTACTTTAGTTACTATTGTAATGACCTCAAACGTAACAGGTGACGAAAAATATACTGGCTCTGCTTTCTTTAGCAGCTTAAGCCTTAGCGCACCAAACAACGACAAAGCAACTTGGACTGGAACCTTGCAAGGCTCTGGAGCTTTGACTTTGGGAACTGTTGCGTAATAGTATTATATTTGTGCGATGAGCACTACAATAAAAATCGGGGGTGCTGAGCATCCCCTTTTATTTAACATGAATAGCCTTCGTAATATTATGGAGGTTGCAGGCATGGAAACCTTTGCGGATTTAAACCTGCAAAAGGACTTGGCCAAGTCTATGGATTTTGCGCTAAGCTGCGCGTTTTATGGAATTTTAGAAGGCTACGAGGCGCAAGATAAAAAGACGCCTTACCCGACAGTTCAAAAGTTAGGCGCGGCGATTAAAAAGTTTCAGGAAATCAGCCCAGCGTTGGAAGGTTTTACCGCTGCAATTACAGAATTTTTTGCACCTGCTGAAGAGTCAGCGGGGGAGTAAATGCCAAGGGCGACAGCGCCCCGCTAACTTGGCGCAAGATTGAGCGCATTGCTTACGGTGAAATGATGCTAAGCGAGCAGGCTTTTTTAAAGTCAACGCCTCGCTTTTGGCGTTTAAAATTGGAAGGGATGCGCGAAGCTCAGCAGCAGCAGTACAGAAACCACTGGGAAATAACCCGCTGGGCGGTTGCTACGGGTATGGCTCCACACTTAAAGAAACCTATTGAGCCCAAACGGCTGTTAACATTTCCTTGGGAGGAGTCCGATTACCTATCAATACACGACGCTTTAAAGTTATATTCGCATGTGTTTGACAAGTTAACCCCAGACGCCAAAGCATGAGCGCAAATAAAATAGTTTACAATATCCTAAGTAATAACGCGGCGCTTACTGCGCTAATATCTACGCGATTAAATCCCGTTAGAATACCACAGGAAAGCGCTTTCCCTGCTGTGAGTTACCAGTTAATTAGCGACATACCTAACCCTACAAAGTCAGGGCATAGCCGCACGGAGTTTGTAAGGGTGCAAGTAAATGCTTACGGGATTACTTTAGCAAGTGCCGAGTCGGTATCTTCAGCTATTCGGACGGCGTTTGAGGCGGTTACTTTGCCAAATACTTTTAACGGGATTAAATGCCAAACGATAGAGTTTGATAACGAAATACAAACCGCCGAAGATACGGCAGCCTTTGCGGGTTTATACCAAATTTCTCAGGACTATATAATTAACTTTACTAGGTAATGGCTAAAAGTT